ACGAAACTTCGCCGGCGATCTGTTGCTGTTTCAACTTAGTATTAGCTTTTATTTCTGTTAATTTGTTCTCGGCCTTCGCTTTCTTTGTTTCTATAAATCCAGAAACCGCCTGTCCGGCGACGCCTAATAATGGTTTTAAAAGTAATTGTAACATGCTACCTCCTCATATTGTTCCATGCGGACATTATACCACCTCTTGCAGCAACATTTGCATATCGTGGATTTGTGTATCCTGAACCCCAACTTGTAACTAATCGTTTCATTGCTTCAGGGTTAAACGCCCCTCCTGGAATTATTTTACTGAACAGCCCCTTATCTAATGCCAGCCTTGCCTCTTCTGGATCATACTGTGGCTTTAATTTATCAAAAAATGGCTGTGTGCTCTCTCTCTTCTTAGTGGGTAATCCACCTCGAAGAAATTGCAAAAGAGCCAAATTACGCTCACGCTGGCCTCCTCCATAACGACGGCCGTATCTTCTTCCTCCTCCTGGTTCACCCTGATGTACTTCTCCTGGTGCCTTTAAAATTCCGGATAAGGGATCATCCCAATTTTCACCACGGTTAAGATATTTTTCATATAATACTGGATCTGATTCAATTTCACTCCATGTATGAACTCCAGTTGGGTCATATCCTTTAAGATTTTGAATTGCTGTTTCTGTATCACCACCAAATAATGTTGTTAAGGATTGAAAATTTTTATCTTTTTTTAGTCTTTCGTTAATTTGATTATCATTCAATCCTTGAGATTTCCATTTTTCAATTTCATTTACAACAGCCCCTTTTTGTTTGTTGACTTCAGCTTCAAGACCGGAAACTCCACCATAAACTCCTTCATCCTGCATGAACTGAAGCTCAGAAAGCATATCTGACATTCCTGCAGTAAACTTTCCTCTTGGGTCGTAAGCCTTTCCAGTTTTTGGATCCACATAAATAGGATTACCTGCGCTATCATAGCCTGAAAATTTTGCCAGTTCAGGATTCTTTACAGCTATTTCTGCAGGCAATACACCTGACTCCATATAATTTTGAAGCTGTTCCTTATCAATATGTCCTAGAGCTGATGCTAAACCTTGGGCCTCCTGCATTTGTAACATTCTTGCTTCTTCTTTCTTTTTTGCCGCAGCTGTTGCCGCAGACTGCGTCTGACCAACAGTCAATCCTGTATTGGGATTCACATAATCATAATCAATGTAATCCCCTTTCTCGTCATTGGGATCGCCTTGTTCCCATGTTCCTGTTGTTTGTACAGGGGGAGGTGGTGGTGGATTTTGAATTGAAGGTGGGCCATAATCGGGAGCTCCACCTGAAGGCTGTGATGGTGCATGATGTGATGGTCTGCTTACTGGGTAGGAAGTTCCACCAGCACTTTCACCCGAGGTTCTCCAATCGTAACCTGGCATTATCTATCAAGAAATGGTATTTTTCGACGTTTATTTTCTAAATATTCAACTTCGTCTTCATCAAGTGTGTCATATCCTCTGTTCCCTAAAGCAAACTCTGAAGCCAGACCTATATTAGTTGGCTCTCCGTAAAGCCTATCCGTTAAAGGTGACTCATACATTCCTCCAAAAGGATCAACAGTTGGCTCACCATAAAGAATATCAAGCATGTCAGGTTCTGGATAAGAAAATCCTCTTGCGACTCTTTCATCAGTTCCAGTTGGCTCTCCGTAAAGAATATCGCCTTCTGGATTAGGGTCTCCATATTGAATTGCTGATGTTATATCTTCGTCAAAAGTATCCCAATCTGGTCTGCCTTCAATTCCAATTCCTAATTCCATACTTCTTTCCGAAGCATCCTGTATTGGCCCTCTCGTCATCCTTCCATGAAGGTCTGAAGTATCTCTGGCATTTTTAATTTGCCTCATTCCGTCATCAAACAGATCCATCTTATCACCGTCAGCCTGCGCTCTCAGCCACGCTTCATTTCCACCAAACTTGTAGGTTGGATCCATGAACTTTGCCATTGCCTGATCTGTAACTCCTGCACGATTAAAATAATTCATCGCTTGCTTACCTGCTTGTGACAGTCCTGATACATCTCTATCAGGGTTATTTCTATTTGATAAGCTTCTCCAGTCTAATCCTGGCCTAAATCCTTGTTGATTAAAAAAAGACGCATTTTTAGCGTTACGCCAGTCATCGCCGTATGTTGATTGAAAATACTGATCCAAATCCTTATGCTGTGCCTGGTTTTTTACTATGCTGTCAGCCATCATGCCAGCGTATCCAATTCCACTTGGAAATGGTATATTAAATCCTCCGCCAGTTCTTTCTTCTTCATCTTGTCCGATACCTAGGGCACCTTTAATATGACCAAATAATCCCATTCCTTGATCTCTATCTAAAGATCCAAGTCCTCTTCTGTTGGCAAGTTCTATGTTTCTGTAATTCCTTCCATAATCTTCAAGATCTCCTCTTGCTGCTCCTGCACGGTCAAATCCAAATGAACGAGTAGGATGGGCTGCAGCCCAATTAGGTGCATCTGTAAGCGAACGGCCTCCACCTAGATTATTTCCTTGTCTAGCGAGCCTATCTATCCTTGCTTCTCGGTTAGCTGGAACAATTTTTGAATATCTATCCTTTCCACCTATATTACCTTGCCAAGTATATCCTCCGCCTGTATCTCCCCATGCCATTTTTTATTCTCCCATTGCTCTATGCGCCCGGTATAATTATCGCTTTGAGAACCACAAGAACAACGATGACGATGATGCCGGCCTTAATCCAGTCCTTCATGCCCCACTCATTCCACTCTTTTAAGTGATTCCAAATATCTTTCAATAACTTCATATTTACCTCCTAGTGAATTGTTGGTTTTGCAGCATGGTCCGCACCATACTGAATTTCGTCGACAACTATAAACGAATCTAGCATAACTGCAAATATTTTCTGCGCCTCTTCAGGCCCAAGTGCGTTTATGTACAGATTCCTTGTAACTGCCATTAACCCAGCCGCAACCAATAAATCGTGCCCTGGATTGTCCTTTAATTCCTTCATAACTAGCTGTTCCGCTTTGTGCATTATGTCAGCTATTTTATTTACTTTTTGATTTACCATTTGCTTTTCTAGCCGAAGCCCTCTCCCTCATTCCAGCAATTCTTTCATTGCTTCGGTTCTTAGCAGCCTCCCTTAATGAAGCCACATCTTCCTTAATCTCAGCTGTTGCATCTTTTTGGCCTTCTTTCATAAGTCCAAATGATTCTTTTACCATGCCTAATTCATTATTACTAGATATTTTTTCTCGTTCCAAGTCAAGCTTTTCTGCATCAACGGCTGTTTCCATAAGCATCTTGGTTTCATCATGCTGTGTTTTTTGCTGTAATTCAGCTGCCTTAAGATCAATTTCTTGTTGTTTCAATTTAACAAGTGGATCTTGGTCTTCCATTCCGCTTCTTTGAGTTTCTTCCTGCGCCATTTCCTTAATCAACTGTGCCTCAACGACAGCAATTTGAGCTTCTTTTTGTATACTGAATTGTTGCTGCATTTGCTGGATTTGTTGAGCCACTTGTTGTTGCATGGCTGGATTCTGTTGTGCCTGTTGCTGCATTTGCTGAATTTGTTGTTGTAATTGCTGCGCTTGTGGTTGCATTTGCTGTTCCACTTGCTCCGCTGCCATGATCGCAATATGCTGCAATATGTGCGCTTCCATCATTGCGTAGACTTGCACATTAATTTGAACTGGTCTAGTAAACATGAATTCCGCGTGCGCCTCTATGTGCGCCTTGTGATTTTGCTGTGGGAATGCTTTTGGTTCTTGTCCGCGCATTGATTCTGAATTTTCCATTGCTGGGCTTTTTGGTGGTGGATTTCCTGGATCCGGTTTCAATAGTGCATCAATGTTATCCACATCCAATGCCTGATAGACCCTTCTGTATGCCTCACGCAAATTATGCAATGCCGGATTGGCAATTGCCATTTGCAACTGCTGCTGTGCCAACATGACACGCTGTGACATGGAAAATATGTTTGGATTGGATACTGGTAAAATGTCAACACGGTCATCAAAATCTTGCTGCTTGATCGTTCTATTTCCACCCTTCACCATGTAAGGATATTCCGGTGGAAGGAACATTTTAATGCAACGCGCTAATAAATTAAATTCAACGCCTTGCGCATAATGCAATCTTTTATGAATTGCACTCATCACTTTAGTTCCTCTTTCCAAGAGAGCAAGTGTCGTTCCAACTGGATTCTGTTCATTTCCTTCACCCATTTTCATATCAGCGATTGCTGCAAAAGATTTTCCTGCATCAACGCAAAAACCCAAAAGGGCGAATAAAGTTTGAGACGGTTCCTTGTAGGGAAGTGGTAGGAGTGATTCTTTTATTGAAACTCCAGTCACATCAACATCACGAAATTCCCCTGGCTGCAACGGCTCATCATGGTCGCGTATGCGCATACCGCGTGCCTTGAAACCTGCTGGCAGATTGGCAAGAGTTCCTGCATCAACTAATTGTCGTAGGACACTTGTTGCAGTTCTTGACAATCCACCAAGCATGTGTATTAGACCAAAGCCGTAAAACCCTAGTCCCGGGAGGAATTTGTAGTGCGTAAAATAGTCGGTTCGTTTTTTTAATTGGTCAGTTTCAATCCAGTTTCTTTTTATTCCTAAAACCTTGGATGAAAACTGGTCAATCGTGATCACGTACGGAAGCTTAACTTCGCTTGGGTCCTCGAACCCTGGAACATCAGCATCAACGTGCATTTCCAAAAGAACATGCTCGTCATCATCCGATGCAAGCGTATCGCTTGTTCCTTGAAGTTCATCGACTTTATCAGGAAC